AGATAAACATATTCAAAGTTATATTTTACGTACTTTGTTGCGTCAGATAATACCACCCGGACAGTCTCCAAAATGGGAAAGAGACCACGATAGAGGGGAACATGAAAAAATATTATCTTCTGGGGATTTTCTTCAATCAATTAAAGACCAAAGAGGAAGACCATACAAGAATCGTTATGGTAAAAATGCAAAAGTTATGTCATTTCATAAAGTCCCCCCAGAAGAATACGCAGTATCTGACCCCCGTTTACACCATATTATGCAACAACGAGAAGTTGATGTAAGAGGAATGGTAACTGGTGATTTGTCAGAAGAAAGGGGCATGAGCCGCTATGACAGAGAGTTTGATAAAGTCATTAATAGTCATATGAATGCCATCACGAATGTAACAAAAACACTTAGAGAAAAAATAGAGCAACAACAACCTGAGTTCTTCTCCCGCCATAAAAATGACCCACAAGCATTGTTATCAAATGCACTTGAATTATTCAGAAATGGCCAATTATCATTATTCAGCACGCCCCATGAAGTACATGGTCAAATGGGCCACACTATGGTCCCAAAAGAAACTGATGAAGTATCTAATAAAGATATAATTGAACACCCTATGTCTCATTTGGCACAAGGCTTGAATGAACACCAAGGAGTGATTTCTCAAAATATGGATAAGGGAGAGTTGTTTGAAACTCTTGGTTTCAATCCTTCAGATACACACCATCAAGAGATTGTACGAAAAATACAAGCGAAGATGAATAAAAAGGAACCAGTGCAGGCTATGACATTAAGTCAAGCACTTATGAGTGGTTTATTGGATGGGTTTGTGAAAGATGATATTAGTGAACACACAAAAGATGTAGAGCATATTGGGGACTTTTTGACATCTAAAGATGTTATGCGTAATAAAGAGACCAGAAAAGAACCTACTCCTCTTTTCTTTAGACAACTTGCAAAAAAGTTGAAACTAATTTTTTCTCCTGATGAGTTACAAAGAAACAATTTGACATTGGTAAATGCACCAAATCGTCCTTCTGTAGAAGATGGTCGTACACAGAAAAAGGTAGGTGGTCGGGTAATTGAAGGTAAAACAACAGGGACTCAAGACACTAAAGTAAAAAACAGACTCAGAGACGCTGCAAAAATGTTTGATAGTGTTTTATTATACACTCCTTCAGACATAGTTGACCACACAAAGGAAAAGAAGCAAAAATATTCAGGTAATGATTGGGGAGAAGCCCCTATAGATTTATCGAAGCCGGGGTCTCATTCAGTGCACGATTTACTCAATGGCCCTCGCTTAAGTTGGGGTTGGGGCATGTTGCCTGATTATACATTAGGATTAGCGGAAAATGGAGATATTACAATTAAAAACCTCCCTGTGCGAGAAACACCATTGATGAGAGTTCCTCATAAGTATTTATTCGATGTATTTCCTGAATTAAATGGTATGTTGACTGGGGATGAGCACATATCCTCCCCCCAAGGCCTACGGCCTACTTCTGCGGGGCATTCACAGAGAGATGTGGGCATTGGTGTAGATGGTGGAGGATTATTTGCAACTTCAATTCAAGAAATCGACACTCTTGGTCTATTAGACAATGTTTTCTTCAAAACACCTCGACCTGACCCCATTCTTCCTATGCACCGTATCTTCAATGTTGATGATTTAGATTCTCTTCGTGGGTTCACAGGAGAGTGGGTTGTCACTTCTTGGCCAAAGGGTGAGCGTATTATGTTGACACGCAAAGGAGATAATTTCACTGCCCAGACCACCCTTAATGAAAAAATAGAGGTCCCTAAGCAGGTACAGAAGGATGCAAAGAAATCAAGTGAGAAAGATTTCGTTCTGGATGGAATGCTACATAAGAAGCGCTTCTATGTGATAGATGTACTCAAAGTTGAAGATGATGATATTCATGAAATGAAGGCAACAGAGCGAGTCCGATTGTTGAGGGCTACCTTTGAGCCACATGAGCATTTCCAACCCCCTTCCCCTTCAACTCTGCGCACAACTGACGATGACGGTCTTGAGGACGCTATTGCTGAATTAGAGCAACCTATTCTGTTAAGAGATGCCCAATCTACCTACATGCGTGGAGAATTAAGACATCCTAAGTGGGTTATTTTACAGAAAGGAAAGAAAGTTGACCTCATCATTCTTGACCGTTCAGGAACTGGTCCCTATACCTATAGACTGGGGGCGGGCCCTATATTTGACACAGAAGGGTTAGGCCCCCGAGCAGTGAAAACTAAGAAGCATACTTACATGGATGTAGGGACGGTTTTTCGTTCACCTCAGCGTTATGAAATAGGACACAGTGTCAAAGTCACTGTTGCTTCTGTAAAGGAAAAGAAGCAGAAGGGGCGCTCTTTGTTTACTGTGCGGGGAGGAAAGATTCACGGTGAAGGTGATGGCCCTGCGAGTATTGAGACACTGGGCATTTTAGCAAAATCTGTACCAGTGTGGTCTCCTACGAAAGTTTCACTTGAGGAGAATTTCTTGAAAATTGAATTACCTCATTTAGAGAATGATGTGTTATACAAGATGTATCCTAATGAATTAGGAGTTGAATTACAAGAGCCACAAGTATCTCTTCCTGACCAAAACGATAGTGATTACGTTATTCGTCTATGTGAAGCAATACGTGATGATTGGGAGCCTGTTGCTGCCGCTTTGCTCAAAAGTAAGAAGATAGCAGTTAAGATGTCTGAAAAGGACCGTAAGAAATTGGCTGAACCCCCTAAGAAAGTCGATAACCCTGAGCCCCATGAACCATTTCTTGAGCCCAAAATAGTGCCGGGCACTTTCCATAAACCAACAGAGGAAGATTTGACTATCAAAGCAGCCACATTGGCTGCTAAATTGATGGACCGTATTGCTAAAGAGCGTATGGCGACTATTGGTATTGAGAGTTTAGCAATCAATCATGGGACAGGAGAGGCAGCCCCCCGTGGTCCTACTACAATTGATGGTGGGGCCACCATGCCTGATTGGGATTCTTCTAATAGTGAATATACAGAAGAAAAAGAAGCAGAAGAAGAAAGAAAATATGAAAGACGCAAGAAAGAGAAGAATGCTTCCGTATTAAATAGATGAGAGTTTTGCGCACATATGATATTATGTTAGACATGCGAGTGCCCTTGCAAGATATTCAATTGTTGAAATCCGATGACCTTGTGGTTGCTGGTTACGCCAGTGTGGAGTTAGTCGATAAACAGGGTGACCTTATTACACGTGAAGCATTGCGTGATGCTTTCAAGAAATATATGGCCGCCCCTGAGTATAGTAATGTGCAATTGGCTCACTCCAATATACAAGTTGGTAGTGTCGTTCCTGAATACATAGATAGTCAAGGTAAGGTTTGGAAGTCGGAAGTTGATGATGTTGGTATGTTTGTAGTAGTGCAACTACGAGATGACATAGAAAAGGCACGAGAGGTTGCCTCAGAAATAAGAAAGGGAAATTTGCGTGGATTTAGTATCGGTGGCCAAGCGTTCAAAAGAATGAATAAATCTGATTCTAAGCACGGAGATTATCGTGAAATCAGCAAACTGGAACTCCATGAGGTCACAATTTGTGAAAAAGGAATCAATCCAGAGTCGACCTTCCGTATTATTAAGGAAGACGTTAGCAAGGGGGAGCATATGACAGCCTTGGACGAACTATCTGACGTTCTCAATCGACTGGAAACTCGCCTCGATTCTATGGAAAAGAGTGACGAAGTAGAAAAGAAAGCCCCTCCCTTCATTGAAGAAGCAAAAGAAGAGGCGGCTGACGAGGAGAAAGATGAAAAGAAAGACGAGAAGAAAGACAAAGATGACGCAAAGAAGTCTGATGATGAGTTCATCAGTGAAGAATATCTTAACTTCCTTGAGGGTGTCGCTAAATCTGCAAATTATGATGTGGGTAAGGCCCGAGCACACTTCGCTGACCCAGATTCAATGGAGAAGGCACAACTCGGTGGATTCGATAATCCAGATTCAATAGATGGCGCTGACTACTTCGCTGGACAAGTCAAAGGACGGGCCCAAGAGAGTGGTTCGCCTTCAACCAATGCTATCAAGAATATGGGACTTGGTGGAAGTGATACAATGCAGGCCAAGAAAGGTTTCCTTAGCCCAAATGAGGTTACAGACGCTGACATCGAGAAGGCTTACGAAGTCTACAGGGCAGCATCCACTGAGCAGCAGTTCAAAGAGAACCTCGGTGGTTTCTTCGCTGAGAGACTCAATAAAGAACAGAGGCATGAACAAGAAATGGCCGCTCGACAAGACTTTGATGCACGTGGACCTCTTGCAGACATCACCAAGGCAATCTCTGGTCTTTCTGACAGAATTGATAATCTTTCATCAACCCAGAGCACCACCATCCAGAAGTCTGGCGGAGAGAGTGCTTCCCACATACCAATCCCTGAGAGCGCAGAATTAGCAGGAATGTCATGGAGTGAAGTTCATGACCTTGCTAACCAAGTTATCAGGAGGGATTGAGAATGGCACGAAACTACGTAAGGACAGTCACAGATTTGGAACGCTACTACTATGGTGCAGGTAACGCAATGGGGTACTCATACTCCGGTAGCGAACTGTTGAAGGCTGACAGCCCAATGCTGTCGACCACTGCAGGTACTTACCAAGCCATCTATGGCCGCAAAGTGTGGTCTCAACTGAACCAAGAATTCAACGCCTTCAGCATTCTGCCGAAGAAGCCATGGGACCGAAGTGGTTGGAGAGTTATTACAGCCAAGCCAAACTCTGGAACAGTCCACGGTGGAGTAGCAGAGAATGCAACTCTTCCTGACACGGTTCGTCCAACATTCCAGAATGTTGCAGCCAAGCCAAAGACGGTGGCTCACACCTTCGACATGTCGGAGACTGCCATCTTCCTCGCTGACAAGGACGACGGTCTGGGTGACATTCGAGCAGTCATGAAGGAAGAAATGGGCAAGCACCACGCTGAGATGGTGAACAAGATGCTTCTGACTGATGTGACCACGGTCGCTGGGAACAATTTCGAGTCCCTTGACAGAATCACAACTGGAAACACCTCGATGACCTCTGGCACTCACTACAACGCAGCCGATGAGGATATCTTCAGCATCGACCGCAGTGCAAACACGTGGGCTTTCGCAGAAGATGAGGCAAACTCAGCCAGCACAAACAGAACTCTGAGTCTTGACCACCTTGACAATCTTTTCCAGCAACTCTGGACTCGTGGTGGCAACCCTAAGGTTATGCTGACTGGATACGACACGCTGATGAGAATCCAACAACTCCTCCAGAGCCAGCAGCGCTTCATGGAAGAGAAGAGAGTGGTTCCATCCTACAATGGTGTACAGGGTGTTCCCGGTGTCGAAGCCGGATTCATCGTGGCTACCTACAATGGTGTCCCAATCATCCCAACCAAGGACATGACAAGTGACGGAATCGGTAGAATCTACTATCTTGATACAGATTATCTCTGGTTCAGCACAGCAATTCCAACCCAGTACTTTGAGTCCGGTATTGAGACTGGTGACCCATTCGGCATCAACCGACTTGGTCAGGAAGGTCTCTATCGAACAATGGGCGAAATCTGGTGCTCTTTCTTTGGGGCACAGGGGAGCGTTCGAGACTTGCAGTGAGGGTCTGGAGAAATAGAAAAAAAAAATGGAGATGAAAAATAATGGCACATAGTAATCTGACAGTCACGACCACCTATCTTGACATTGGTATCCATAATGGTGCTCCTGTCAACTATCCAGATGCGGATGGAACTGTAGCGGCTAACACGCTCTGGCAGCGTGGCCCTGCGGGCACTGCGTACCCCGGAAACCTAGACTCTTTCACAGCAACAAACACCGAATCCACTGAAGACAGCCACCAACTACGACTTATCTCGTGCATGGTAACTGGAGACACTGGAACAACCCAAGTGTTTGATGTCGCAGCATATGATAGCAGCCTCAACTACATCTACGCTGTTGTCTCTCTAATCAACAATACAGATACCGATGAGTCCCTTCTGGCCGCTGCTACAGTCGTAGCACACGAGTCAGGTACTCTGAGTTTCACTGTTGGTGGAGCGACTGACACAACGCTGATTACCCTGATAGCAGGTTGAGGTGGCTAAATGGCCACTGTGACATATCTTGGTCCACAGTATTCTCGTAATGCCTTTGATGGTAGAGAATGGCTGCGGAGGGTTCCGAGAGAAGTCACCGCACAATGGGTAGAGGCTAACTCTGTACATCTTCGTGCAGAATGTTGGCTTATTGAGGGGGCAGAAGTCAAAGATGCCCCTCCTGCGCCAGTTGAAGTGGTCGAAGAAGCCGCCCCTCCCGCCTCAGATACTGATGGTATTCCTGATAGTGAATGGACCCGTGCGGCCATTCGAGAATGGTTGTCTGAAAAAGAAATTTCAGTCCCAAGGACCTATACAACCAAGGCAAAATTACTCTCACTGGTGGAGGAACATCTAAATCCAACACCTGTTGAGGACAATACGGAGTAATGATGGAACATGGCATTTAGTAGCACGATTGATACAAGAACACACGCAATGGGCAACATGCTCATGATGACTGGAACTTTCAATGCGGCGAGCGTTGCAACAGGGACAATAGACCTATCAGAGACCCTAAGCAAG